AGAATTGTAGATTGACTATTCTAGACCATTGTCAATCGAAATTCGAATGTGATTGGATCTATTAGCTCAGCCTGGATACGAGCAATCCCATTGCAGGGAGAGGTCATGGGTTCAAATCCCATATGGATCGTTGCTGTTCGGACGTCATGACTCTGGACAGACTTTCACAGTCGAAGAATTGGTGCAACACAGGTTCGTCGTAGGGTCTGAACTGATAGTGTGTTAAATGGAGAGATGAGCCCTCCGTCGAAGCTCCCCAGCCCATCACTAATTACAACTCAACGTGGAAATATAAAGAAAGGACCATCTACCGAGTAGTCTTCTATAGGAAGGCACACAAACAATCCAGTGTCTCAACGAAAGCCCAAAGTAGGCGAGAGACTCCAATCCGCAAGAAAGGAGAATCCACCGATGAAAGCAATTGTCGCGACCTTCATTGCAGTGTTACTTGCACTGATTCCTACCGCTGTCGAACCTGCTATCGTAACTTTTGAACAAAAAGAAATTCGATGCATCGCCAAAGGTATCTATCACGAAGCAAGAGCTGAATCTCTAGAAGGACAAAAAGCAGTTGGTTACGTCATCCTGAATCGATCAGATTCGGGTAAATTTCCCAATACAGCATGTGAAGTGTTGTATCAAAGAAAGCAATTTTCGAACATTCGAGCATCAAAAATTGATGACTGGAAGACCTATCAAAAGGTTTACAACGTCGCGAAAATAGTTTATCATAATCCAGAATTCGATAATACAAAGAATGCTCTGTATTTTCATGGAACCAAAATCAATCCGAAGTGGAGTCGACAAATGATCAAGACCGTTCGCTACGGCGGCCATGTGTTCCTGAGGCCACGTAATGGCTGAAATCTTCTTTGCCAGCGATACGCATCTGGCTCATAAGAACATCGTTGTCTTCAATCGTGAAGATGGTAAGAAGATTCGCCCCTATTCCAGTTCGGAAGAGCATGACGAAATTCTGATTCAGAATTGGAACTCGGTCGTGAAGAATCATGATACCGTCTATCATCTAGGCGATGTCATGATCAACAAGCGCGGATTCGAGAATGTTCATCGGCTGAACGGTCGTAAGATTCTGATCATGGGCAACCATGATATTTTTGGATCCAAGCGATATCTGGAGCATTTCGAGGATGTTCGTGGATATAAGGTATTCGAGAATCCGACGCGTAATTGGATTTGCAGCCATGTTCCTGTTCATCACGAATCTCTGGGTCGTTGGAATGCAAACATTCACGGCCACCTGCATTCCAACGTGATTCCAGACGAACCGCGATATATCAACGTCTCGATGGAACAGATTGGCATGACTCCAATCTCGATTGAAGATGTGACGAAGCGTCTGCAAGAAAATACCGAGCACTATCAGGCAACTGGTAGAACTATCAATTGGAGTGATCGTTATGTCTAAGAAGATCGATCTGTCAGAGCAGTTTCTTTCACCGGCTGATTTCTATCAGAAGATTGAAGACATTGTATGGCTCTACGACGTATCTTGGATGGAAGCGATCGTAATGTTTACTGAAGAGAAGAATCTAGATATCGAAGCAGTTGTTCCACTCATTCAGAAACACGCGAAGCTCAAGGATTGCTTGGCACAGGATGCTGAAGCTCTGAATTTCCTTCCGAAGACGAATCGTATTCCAGGAGTTTGATGAATGACTGTTACTGAATTGATCGTCGTATCAATTATATCGGCACTGTTATTCGCATGGATTGTGATGGATTATTCGGGATGAGCGATGGATACGCAGCATATCAAACCTTTCTAGCTCTGAAGTTTCACTTCACTTCGGACACGTACGATTACTTCAAATACAATAAGAAAGTCAAAGCCAGTAGAGACTCATTCGAAAAGCGGAATGACAAGTACTTCTTTCAGAAACTAGAACGTTCGGGAGATGTTGAGAATAGAATTCTAGCTGCATTCGCGTACGACGACAATAACAAACTGTTCATTGGTAGTCTAATCAAAGAACAGAAATATCAAGATCTCTATAAGAAGCTTCTCTCGAACAAACTTTCTTTGTCGTATATTGTAGATCAGGAAATTAGAGCTTTACTTCCTGATAAGATTGACGTATACTCAGGAAGTATTCCAGAGGCGATCACTGAGTTTCAAGCTGGTCGAGTATCACTCGAGACTCTATGCGTTCTGGGAGAAGTCAGCAATATACTGGAGATGTGGGAAGAAGAGGTATCCGATACTTTGTTCTTTCCAGAAATTCTCATGAAGATCAGGAAGTATACTCCATTCATCAAGGCTAATATCGACAAGCCGAAGTTCAAAAGTCTTGTGAAAGAGTTACTAAGTTAAATTGTAAAAACATTTATACACATTTAACATATTCAAAAGGACTTATCAAATGAAAACATATATTGGAATCGTAAGAGATCACTCTGCTTCAATGAGTGGAATTGCTAGATACGCAGCTCGAGATTATAACGAGGTCATCACCTCTCTCAAAGAAGCTGCTGCAGAAAATTCAATCGATACTATTGTTACGACTGTCGAATGTGGACGAGGCCGAAACGCTGAAGTTCGTCGAGACGTCGTGAATTCGAACGTCAATGTTCTTCAACCGATCGCCGAAACATCGTATATTACAGATGGAACCGGAACTCCTCTTTGGGATTCCATTCACGAAGTCACGAAGATTCTACGCGGGATGCCGGATGCAAATGATCCGGAAGTGACTTTCGTAGTCATGGTCATTACCGACGGCGAAGAAAATCGTTCTAACATGAGAGCAGCCACTCTGGCTTCTACGATTCGCGAGTTGCAGAATACCGATCGTTGGACTTTCACGTTCCGCGTTCCATCAGGATACGCTCGGCGTATTGTGACCGAGCTTCAAGTTCATGCTGGAAATATTCACGAATGGGACGGCCGCAGTTCAGGATCGATCGCTAAATCGACTCAGGTGACTCAGAGCGCTGTTCGGAATCTATACGCTCAGAGGAAGTCTGGAACCAAGAGCGTCGGAACCTTCTATGCCGATCTCAATCATGTTGATGTTCGCGATGTTCAAGTCAATTTACAGGATGTGTCGGATAAGGTTCAGAGGTTGTCGGTGCATGGATTAGACAACGATATGGAAATCGCTACCTTCATCGCTCGGACTACTGGTAAACCTTACGTCAAAGGAACAGTATTCTATCAGCTCACAAAAACCGAAAAGGCTGTTCAGGATTATAAGAAGATCATGATCCGTGATAAACATAGCGGTCATATTTTTGAAGGGGCTGCTGCTCGACAAATGCTAGGCCTGCCGCGATATGGCGACGTGCGTCTGATTCCTGGAAATACCGGCAACTTCGATGTTTTCATTCAGTCGACTTCTTCTAATAGAAAAGTGAAGTCTGGATCGACACTTCTTCTATGCCCGACGGCAACGATTGATAAGTAACATGAAGAAATGGGAATATGCATTATTCGGAATTCACAAAACTGAGAGTCGGGACTGGGCCGAACTCCAGAGAAAATTCAACTATCTTGGAGAGCAAGGTTGGGAGTTAGTTTCTACATCGACTGTGTCAAGCGGGACCAATCTTTTCTTCAAACGACCACTGGTAACTCAAAAGGAATCAAATGCAGATTAATTCGTTTTAGATTTCTTGACTCTACCTCGAGTCCAACCTTCCCCGGGCCATTCTTTATGTTTTTTCGTAACAATTCCATTGTTCCAGAAAAATACTCCTGTGCGAACTTCTGATTGTTTAGCTTTAGACTCTTCAGAAGTTGGTAGTCTACCCAAAATCCAGGTCTCGCCTGGACGATGTTCTGTCATGATAGAAATTTCGCCATTGTTCCACCACTTTTTCCTTTTCATCATGGCTTTGAAACTCGGGTCTGCCCACTGAGATTTTGCTAAATCCTTTCGTAATTGTAAATTTTCTGGTTTTGAATACCAAATCTTTTTCAATTCAGATTGTTTGTTTCTATAGTCCGGGTCTTTCCATCTTTCAAGATTTCGTTCACTAAGTCTTTTTGAATGTCGAGCTCTATATGAATTAGATTTCCAACAATTGTACACTTTACCGTCGTTATTGTGCTGATTTAAGAAATCTGGTCTGTTTCTAGCGTTTATTCTTTCTAAAAATTTTGTTTCCCAAATGTAAGCAGCATGAGGATCGTTTGGAAATCGTCTAGTAATTTTAACTACTACAGGATCACCATGAATTTGTTTATATTCAGAAACTAAATCTGAAGATGAAAAGTATGTGGTCCATAAATCATCTGGATGACAACCTTTGGCCCATTTGGCTCCATAGTATTTCATCCCAGTATTCCATTTTAGGATATATGTGAATGGTATCCAATCTTTCATATAAATCTCCTTCTAATTATTTAGTATCATCACGTTAATTCGAGAGGAATTTCTTCATATGGTTCAAGTCAACATCATAGACGATAGGTTTGTAGAAGACGAAAATTTACCCGAGCACCTGGGCGGACACGAAGGTGAAACACATTTGGACGAAGGTGCTCTAACATATTTGCAGAAAAAATTCGACATAAAAACAATGTTAGATGTTGGCTGCGGATTGGGTGAAATGAAATTGGTTGCAGATAAATTGGGTGTAGATTGGTATGGTTTAGACGGAGATTATACTGTTGCGAGAAATCCTGATATTTTTTCTTCAATGCTCATTCATGATTATAGAAACGAACCCGATTTGATGCAAACTGCCGATGGTAATTCGGCGTTCGATTTGGCATGGTCCGTGGAATTCCTCGAACATGTTGATGCCGAATAT